TATCTACACTAATTTCAGAATACTTGATGGATGATAAACGATTAGGTATGCTTGCTAATGGCAACGGAGCGTGGTTAAAATTGTACAATGAGGACACAGGGTGTCTCCATGGTAGAATTAATACGCTTGGAGCTGCAACATCACGTTGTGCCCATATGAAGCCTAATTTAGCACAGATTCCTTCGGTTAGATCACCATGGGGTAAAGAGTGTAGAGAGTTATTTACTGTCCCCAAAGGCTTTAAACTATTTGGTACAGATGCATCAGGACTTGAGTTAAGAATGTTAGCTCACTATATGTTCCCATTTGACAATGGTGAATACGCAGATGTAGTACTTAATGGTGATATACACACAGTTAACCAGACAGCAGCAGGTTTAGATTCTAGAGATACCGCAAAAACATTTATATATGCTAAAATATATGGATCTGGTATTAAAGGTTTAGCTGAGACTTGTGGAATGTCTGTTAAAGATATGAAGAAAGTAGTTGATAGTTTTGATAAGAACTTACCTGCATTAGTTAAATTAACTGAAGCTGTAAAGTATACTATTAGGACTAGAGGTTATGTTAAAGCATTAGATGGTAGAAAAATATATTGTAGTAGTGAACATGCTGCTTTAAACTATTTACTACAATCAGCAGGTGCTATAGTATGTAAAACTTGGATGGTTGAAATACATAATTTATTAAGTATTAAAGACCCAGAGTATGAAAATTATGTCAAACAATTAGCATTTGTCCATGACGAATTGCAGTTTGCATATGATGAAAATAAAATTTCAAATACTGAATTAGATTTAATTTCAAAAGAGGCTATGAGTAATACTCAGATAAAACTCGGAGTAAAGATTAAGCTAGATTCAGATAGTAGTTTTGGTAATAACTATGCTGAGACTCACTAAAATTTAGATTAAACCGAGTAGGGTGATGACGTACCTGTGCCGAGAGACTAGTAAAAATGTCTAAACTAAACCATCGAAAAGTTTATTTGCGTGTCCAACTAAACATTGATTGGACTTAACCCATTATAAACGGAAAATCCTGAGAAAGATTTTAAACTTCTCACATATACTATAACGTACTGATTGTAACAGTCGTGCTAATAGTGAAAGCGATGCACTGATAAAGCATAGATTAGCTTAAACTAAAACCCTGAGTAAACGGTTAAAAACTGCTCACCTTATATCTAGGAGATATTATGAATATATTTAAATTAAACATGGAATTAGATGCTTTACTTAAAAGTAATCCAGAACTTATGGAATTACAATTAGAGATAAGTAAAAACTTAGCTAAATTTGATACACCAGAGGGTCGTATGTATTATCTAAGTACAGAATTATTTGATAACTTTGATTTATTAAGAGAAAAATTAAATGATTTAGAAAAGAAACTAAAGGAATTATAATGGAAAGATTAAGTATAGCAAATCAAATTAAAATAATTAAAGATGCAGGTTTAAAGATACCTGTATATCGTGCACCTACAGAGGACTATGATCCTGAATGTCCTACTAAATTTGATAGACATGTAATGCATGAAGCAGTTGAAGTAAATGTAAGTGTTAGATTTTTACTAGGTTTAGTAGAATATCTATCTAAAGAAATATTAATAATGAACCAAGGTAAAGCAATCAACCCTACACTTTGGAACAGCTTAAAGACAGTTAGAAAACTAGTTAAGGAGCAGCATAATACTATGGGGGGATCACGAAGGAGGTAATATGCCAATACTGATATCTATACTAAGAAGTATAATAATCAATGTAGTAACTAAGAAAATTGTGAAAGCTATTAAGCCAAGGAGCAAAGATGAAAAGAAATAAGATAGTAGAAATAATCTTATCATTAATGGTAAAGATTAAAATTAAAGATAAAAGAATTAGATACACAGTACTAGGTATTCTAGGATTAGCACTAGCTGCTTCCACTCAGATTACTAATATTGATGGTGAGATTGAATCAGTAACACCTAGTAAAAATGTAATTGAACAAGTAGTTGAAGATGAGGTGTCTAAAGCTGCAGGTAGTGTAATTGAAGAAGTACTTAAGAATTTATTCTAGGAGAATATATGAGTAAGCAAAAACTATTAATTGGTATATCAGGTAAGATGGGTAGTGGTAAATCAACAATATCACATATGCTTAAAGCAGCATTTGGTGACACTATGAAAGTCGATATTATGTCACTATCTAGACCTATATACAAAGCACAGGATTTACTATATAAAGAATATGGTTTAAAACTTCAAGGTGACAAGGATAGGGATTTATTAATAGCTATTGGTAAATGGGGTAGAGATATATCCTCAGACTTTTGGTTAGAACAGATGGCTAAAATGATTACTGAATCAGAATCAGATGTTGTAATTTGTGATGATGTTAGATTTGAAAATGAAGCTGACTTCTTTGATAGACTTGGCTTTCTAGTTAGAATTGAAGGTGAACAACGTGGTGAGAATGTTGATCATTCTAGAGCTAATGATAGTACTGAGTGTTCATTAGATAATTATAAGTTCAAAAATAAAGTAAGCAACCTTTTAGCACCTGATGCAATGTGCAAGAAAATTGCAGAAATGATGGGTGGTGAGAATGAGGACAATTAGAAGTAAAAATCTTAAACAACGATTTAAACTTACTACTGATGCTTATGATCAACAGTTTATACACCAAAGAGGTCTATGTGCTATCTGTGAAAAACCAGAGGTAAACAAAGATGTTAGTGGTAAGATAAAATGGTTAAGTGTTGATCACAATCACGCTACTGGTGAGCTTAGAGGACTATTGTGTTATAAATGTAACACTGGTCTAGGTAAGCTTGGTGATAGCTTAGTGACACTAGAGAGTGCAATTAAATATTTAGAAGAAAGAGGAAGTTATGGAGAATAAAAAACCAGTATTAATTATTGATGGTGATATATTAAACTTTACAGTAGGCAGAGCAACAGAAGATTATTCAGATTTTGGTGATCAATTATGTAAATCTTTTGATAAAGAAGGTACTATTAGATTACTAGATCAAGGTATACAGAATATAGCTGATCAATGTGGTTATAATAGGGAAGATATTATATTCTCTATTTCATGTACTAAGAATTATCGTAAGAGATTTTTCCCTACTTATAAAAGTAATAGAAAAGATGTTGTTAAGCCATTAGGTTTACAATTTATTAGAGAACACTTAATAGCAAATAAGGAAAAGTATAATTTATTAATGATCGAAGAGTTAGAAGCTGATGATTGTATGGGAATATTTGGAACATCAGGTGATGATAGTATCTCAATATATTCACAAGATAAAGATCTTAGGACTATACCAGTAAGACAATGGTGCTTCAAGAGAGGTAAATTTTGGACACCAACATATAATGGTTCAATGAAATGGTTATACACTCAGGTGTTAACTGGTGATACTGTAGATGGTTATAAAGGTTGTCCTAAGATTGGTAAGGTTAAAGCTGAGAAAGCGTTATCTAACTGTACTAATGATCTTGAATTACTTGAGCAGATATTTGTTAGATATTATATAGCTTATGGTAAAGATATAGATATAGCTAAAGAGAAATCTTTAGAGCAATTTGGTCAAGCTAGGATACTACATCAGTCTGATTATATTGAGTTAACGCAGAATAATAAAACATTTGATCCTTATAGTATACTAGGTGTAGATAGAGATATGTTAGAATCTTGGACTGAAACTTATGTAGAATCAATAGCTAAAGCTAAGAAGAAACCTAAAATAAAGAAGGTTAAAGATGTTTAAATGTCAGAACAGTAAGTGTAAAAAAGAAACAGTATTATTATACTATCTATCAGAGTATGGTCAAAGAGCCAACAGAACAAAAGATGGTAAGGAGTATTGTAAGGAATGTTTCAACAAGAAATTTGAGGAAAAACATAATGACAAAAGTAACAAAAAGTGAGCGTAAGTATGGTAAGAAAGAGTCAACTGAAAAGCTTACTAGAGGTAAGAAGCCTAAAAGGGATACTGAGAAACCTGAAGAAGAAATGTATAAAGTACTTATAGATGGTTCTGGCTTTAGTAAAGCTATGAATTATGAGGGCTGTCAGGAGTTAATCAGTAAATATGAAACAAATGCTAAGAGATTAAACAGGTTAAAACCAAGTTTAGTATTAGTCAAACAATAGGAGGATATTATGGGCAAGAAGTCAAATCCATTAAAGATTATAGAGGATGTAGTAAAATCTACAGTTAAAGCTACTGGAGATACATTTAATACAGCAGGACAAGCAATAGACGATGTATCAAGTGAGGCAGCTAGGTGGAGTAGATCAGGTATTCATCTTGATCCTAACGTAAAAACTGATCAAGCTACTAAAGATGCTGATAAGGCTGATGCTAGACAACGTGAACAAGCAATAGCTGATCAAAAAGAAGCTTCATCAAACCTTAGAAAACAAGAAGCACTAAATGCTGATACAAGGGGTGGTTCAACTATTCTATTAGGGAAGAAAGGTAAGAAAAGTAAAGGTAGTAGTTCGGTATCTGCAGGCATGGGATTGTCTACAGGTAAAACAGGATTACAATCTTAAATGGATAAAATAAATAAAGGTGGTGCTAAAAAAAGATATGACAAACTTGTAACAAAGAGAGTTAATTATCTTACTAGAGCAGAAGATGCTTCTAGATTAACAGTACCTCAATTATACACTGGGACGTACGATGGTAGTAATGATGGTAACTCTTATGGGACACCATATCAATCATTAGGTGCACGAGGTGTAAACAATTTAGCAAACAAGATTATATTAACTTTATTCCCCCCTGCTACAGCTTTCTTTAAAATGGGTATTAGTCCAATTACATTGAAACAGTTAGGTAAAGGTGAAGGTGAAATACAACAAGCTTTGCAAGTATTAGAAAAAAGTATTGTAAATGAAATGGAAATATCTCAACTAAGGTCAACACTTGTTGAT